ACTCGCTTAAGGAAATGGCCGACCTGTGCGCGGAACAAGTGGCGCTGGAAGAGGAAATGGAACAATTGGCGGAACAACTGAAAGCGAAAGCAACAGCCGCCAGAAAATTATCACAAGAAATTATTCCCGCGAGAATGTCGGAACTGGGATTGGAGAGTTTAACATTATCAGACGGCTCGTCCATCAAGATCAAGCAACTGGTTCATGCGTCCATTCCTGTAAAATACAGGGAAGAAGCTTTTAAATGGCTTCGTGATCATGGACACGGGGATATTATAAAGAATCAAGTTTCCGCAACGTTCGGAAAAGGTGAGGATGATCTAGCATCTAACTTTATTGACAAGATAGAAGAGTTAGGATATAACATCCAACCTCAACAGAAGGTCTGGGTTGAACCCATGACCTTGAAAGCGTTTGTTCGTGAGCAGATTGCTAATGGTAGTGAGTTACCCACGGATAAATTCGGAGTCTTTGTTGGCGCCGAAACCAAAATTAGTAAAACGTAAAAGGAGGCCTATATGGCAGATGCAAATGTTGCAAAGAAAGAAGAAAAATTACCAGCATTAAACCTTTCACTGATGGAACAGGACGCGAGCAGCGGACTGGAAAACATCCATCAAGAGGATTTAGCGACACCTCGTTTAAAAGTGTTAATGCAGTTATCCCCAGAGATTGAGGATATAGAGGGTGCAAAAGCCGGCATGATCTACAATACAGTGTCAAACGAACTGTATGACGGATTGGCGGGCATTAAGGTTCTACCGTGCGCATATCAACGTCAATACGTTGAATGGGCTGACAGGGGACAAGGATCGGGTGCGCCGATTAACGTCTATGATGCAAGTAGCGATATTCTCGCTAAAACAACACGCGATGAAAATAATAAAGACCGTCTGGAAAACGGAAATTATATTGAAACGTGTGGCAATCACTTCATTCTTTTAGTAGAGGATAATGGAAACGCCACCCCCGCTGTTCTGACCATGAAAGCGACTCAATTGAAAAAAAGTCGTAAATGGAATTCAATGATGTTGAATCTCAAATTGAATGGTAAGAAAGGATTGTTCACGCCACCTTCCTATAGTCATTACTATCGTTTAAAAACGGTGAAAGAAGGTAATGACAAGGGCAGTTGGTACGGCTGGGAAGTAAATAGAGAGTCCCAGCTTGAGGACGCAAATCTTTACGCTGTTGCGAAAGGGTTCGCGGACAGCGTGACAAAGGGAGAGCGTAAAATTAAGTACGAAGAAGACGGCTCTGCTTCATCCAACGAAAAAGTTCCTTTTTAATTAATCTGAGGGGCGCTCGCGCCCCTTTTATTTTAAAAAATTATTATGGATAAAGTAGCGAAGTTTAAATCGATATTTAATGGATTGGATCGCGCCTATGGTCAATACAAAAGTGAAGGGCCAAAAACTAATGGTAAGATCGGTGGCAAGGCTTTCATCATTAAAGAGCCTGTCACGGACAAGCTGTGGACGGATCACATAGGAGGAAAGGATCCGAGTCTCGGCATCATTCCCATTCGTGATGATTCAACCTGTTCGTGGGGATGCATCGATGTTGACACGTATCCACTGGATCATAAAAAACTCATAAAAAAGATAAGGGACTTAAAATTACCTTTAATCATGTGCCGATCCAAAAGTGGTGGCGCGCATGTATTCATTTTTCTAAAAGAACCCGTGCAAGCGAGACTTGTGCGTGATAAATTGGCGGAATGGTCAGCGGAGATAGGATATGCAAATTGTGAAATTTTTCCAAAACAAATTGAAATTAAAGCGGATAGGGGAGACACTGGTAACTTTCTTAATCTACCTTATCATGATGGCGACAGTACTAATCGGCATGCTTTTAATGATGACGGGAGCGGCTCTTTACTGGACGAGTTCTTTTCTTTGTATGACACTCACGCGGTGGATCAAAAAACTCTGCTCTCTATTAAAGTTAAAAGAAAAAAAGAAATAAAAGAACTGGAAGACGGACCACCTTGCTTGTCAACGTTGATGTCGCAGGGAATTCCGGAAGGCGGACGGGACAACACCCTGTATCAATACGCCGTGTACGCCAAAAAGAAGTGGCCTGATGAATGGCAGACAAAGATTGATCAATTCAATCATGAATCCATGGATCCGCCTCTGGATTTTAGACAGGTTCAAAAAACAATTTTACAGCACGATAAAAAAGACTACCAGTACAAATGCAAGGATCAGCCGATGGAAGGCGTGTGCAAAAAACAACCGTGTCGTGGAAAAAAATACGGTGTTGGAAATTTCTTTGAAAGCCAGCTCAGCGATTTAATAAAATATGAGAGTGATGATTCCATATTTTATTTGAACGTCGACGGACATCACATTAGACTAACCAATGAAGAATTTTATTATCAACATAAATTTAGGCTGGCCTGTCAAAACCAAATAACCGACACGCCGACAATGATGAGTTCACGAAACTGGGACGACTTAAAACGATCCTTACAGCAAAATGTGACCACTCATATAATGCCGAAAGAAATCAGAAAAGAAGGACGCTTTGAAGCCTTGTTGCACCAGTTTCTTGATGACCAAGGCGCCGCTCTGGTCATTGATGAAGTGAACATGGGCAAGGCGTTTTTTGAGAAGGGAAAAGCTTTTTTTAAAATGGACGCTCTTCAAACTTTTTTGGAGAAAAAACGGTTCAAGGACTTTAGCACGACTCGAATGACGGCGGCCATTCGTCAAATGCATGGTGATCATGTAAGACGACCGGTGAACGGGAAGACGACGTTCATGTGGTGGATTCCTTACACGCAAAAAGAGGAAAAATCCTTCGCCGTTCCGAACCTGGAAGAGAAGACGGAGTTTTAATGAGAGAAATAATATTCGGACCTCCCGGCACTGGCAAGACAACGCACCTGTTGCGCATTGTGGAACAGGAATTAAAAAATAAAGTATCCCCTAACCGTATAGGGTACTTCGCCTTCACGACGAAAGCGTCCGAGGAGGCGCTCAAACGAGCCACGGACGATTTTAATCATGATGCAAAAGACTTCACCTATTTCAGGACACTGCACAGTTTCGCCTACAAGGAATTGTATTTAAGAGAAGAGGACGTGATGAATGATGACGACTACGCGTTCCTCTCCAACAAACTGCAAATCAAGTTAAGCAATCCCAATAAAAAAATTAAATCGTATGGCGCCGGCCTGCCTGATGACATTTTCACGCGCATCATTGACCTCGCGAAAATCAACGGCATTTCAGCGCGCGCGCAGTTCGACAATCCCGATACCGGCCATCTGCCGGGCGGATGGCCGAAGCTGGACTACATTGAGCGCGCCATGCAGGAATACAAGTTCGGCGGCGAGTTTCCAAGACGCAAATACGACTACACCGACATGATCATAGAGTTCAATAAAAAAGACATCGACGCCCTGCCTCAGTTCGACGTGGTGATCATCGACGAGGCGCAGGACTTGAGCTGGCTTCAATGGCAGATGGTCAAGCGCATCTCCGAAAGGACGAAGAGGCTTTACATCGCCGGTGACGACGACCAGGCCATCTTCAAATGGGCCGGGGCGCGGCCGGAATTCCTGATCAACATGAAGGGAACGAGAAAAATTCTCAGTGAATCCTACCGTCTTCCATTCTTGATTCACAGGAAGGCGAACGACCTGATCCGGCGCGTCAAGACGCGCGTGGACAAGGAATGGTCGGCGAGGGACGCGCAGGGTGAGATCAACTACTACCCGAACGAACAACTGAACAAGCTGGCGCAGGGCGAATGGCTGATCCTGGCCCGCAACAAGTACAACCTCGACCTGTTGGAAGAGGGATTGAGGCTGGAGGGATATTACTATCAGCGCAACGGCTCAACGTCCGTGGACGCCAAGTCCATTCGTGCTATTAAAGCATGGGAAAAAATTAGAAAAGGCGGGGAGCTGGACTTAAAGGAAGTGAAGGATTTTTACTACTATCTGCTCGTGGACAGATCCGTCAACCGCGGACACAAGACGATGCAGAAGGCGGACAGGGAGAAGATGTATGACTACGGAGCACTGACCAAGGAACACGGATTGAACGTGCCAAGGGAACTGACGTGGTTTGAAGCGTTCGACAGCATGCCTCGTCTCAAGTCAACTTACATTAGAGCCGTGCTTCGTCGCGGTCAGAAAATTACTCATAACCCACGAATTAAACTGTCAACGATACACGGAGCAAAAGGCGGCGAGGCGGACAATGTCATGCTGTTGACGGACTTGTCCAAGAAGACGGATGAAGCATATTGGTTGAACAAGGACGAGGAACGAAGAGTGTTTTACGTCGGCATGACGCGGGCGAAACAAAGCTTGAATGTCATTCGATCAAAGTCGAACAGGGAATTCACGGAGGTTTTTTAGTGCCCATGTATGAATTTAATCTGTGGAACAGTCAGACCTTGAAGGAAAAGATTGTAAAGGAATTTCAAAATGATGATGAAGCCTGTGACTTCATTCAAAAAGAATGGAAGGACAGGGGCTTGTTCACCTGGTCAAGAATCACCGGACATGATTTCAACAACAGACCGCCGGTGAAAATAGAGCTGAGCGACGAGGACAGGAAATTAAAGAAGAAACTCAGAGACTCCATAACCTTTGACACGATTGACGAATGGGGAATGAATGAAATGAGTTCGAAAATCAAGGACGATTACGCCTGTCATCCCGACGCCACGGGATACACGGACAAGAAATGAAGAGTAACGACTTATTAAAAGAGACGATCAAGGTCATAACGGGCCCCAGGGCGAAAGATTATGGTGACAAACATGATAATCATGTTAACATATCAGAGTTATGGAGTAGTTATCTTGATCACAGGATTTCACCCCATGACGTGGCAATATGCATGGCCCTCGTTAAAATAGCAAGGTTAAAGCATAGGAGGACAAAGGATTGCTATATTGATATCGCGGGCTATGCGGCCATCGCGGCGGAGATTGAAAGCAAGAAGTCCAAGAAAGACGTGAGCTTCCTCACGGAAGGAGAAAGAAGAGGCAAGATGACAAAGGAATATGTTGACGGCTTGAACAAGGTCATGAACGAACTGGACAAGGAGAAAAATGTTTAAGCATAATTCGATCTACATGAAAAAATACATCTGGCCGGAGGACAAGCTTCTCTCCCCTTCACGCATTCTTGATAGGACAAGCGACAAGTCATTCCTGGAAAAATGGCGTAAGAGGATCGGAGACGAGGAGGCGGATCGAATCGTCGCCCACTCCATCGCCGTCGGCAAGAGCATGCACTCCTATTTGGAGGGAAAGATAAAGAATGAAAGAGGGGACATACTGTATGACTTCAACCCCAACAAGAAGCTGGCGACGAAGCTCGCCAAACTGATCATTACAAAAGGATTGAAGGACAAGTTGCAGGAAGTATGGGGCGTGGAGTCCCGCGTGCATTTTGGAAATTACTACAGGGGCATCGCCGACCTGGTCGGCGTCTATGAGGACGAGCCGTGCATCATTGACTTCAAGCAGAAGAGAAAAACACAATTAAAGAGCTATGACTCCATCAAGAATTATTTCACGCAGATGGCCGCTTACGGAATGGCGCACAATAAAATGTGCAAGACGAAGATCAAGAAAGGCGTCGTGCTGATCGCGACGCACGATCACAAGTTTCAAAGATTCGTTGTGGAAGGCGACGCATGGCGCATGCATTGCCGGGACTTTTTAACGCGCCTCAGAACCTGCATGAAGGAGGACTAATGACACAAGTGCCGTTATTTCAACCTCCAAGCGAATGGCTTCCGCCGGAAAGGCTTCCCGAACTGAGGGAGGCGAAGGAGATAGCCATTGACTTGGAGACGAACGACCCCGGATTAAGGAAGACGGGCCCCGGATGGGCGACAGGCAACGGCTACATCGCCGGCGTCGCCATCGCGGTCGAAGGATGGAAGGGGTATTTTCCCCTGCGTCACGAGGGCGGTGGAAACTTCGATGAAAAATTCTTCAAGAAGTCGCTGAAAGCCATACTGAAGCTTCCGTGCGACAAGATATTTCACAACGCCATGTACGACGTGGGCTGGCTCCGGCAGTGGGGACTGGAAGTCAACGGACGCATCATCGACACGATGATCGCCGCTCCTCTGATTGATGAAAACAGATTTAGATATTCATTGAATGAGCTTGGAAAGGACTATCTCAAGGAGACGAAGTCCGAGGCGCTTCTT